ATGGGTAATTATATACATCACATTTCTAATATGTGTAATAGTAATGGGGTACTCTTTAAAATGCCTACTGCTGATGGCTCAGCAGGTCAGATAATACAAACCAATGGTTCAGGAGTTTTATCATTTACAGCAGCAGGTGGAACAAGTCCAACAGTTACAGGGGTAACACCTTCAGCTATTGGCAATAGTGCAACATCAGTCGTTATTGCAGGTACAGGATTTGTAATTACACCAAATGTAGAATTTATTAATTCATCAGGGGTTATAACTTTACCAAATAGTATCGTCAGAGATTCGGCTACACAGCTTACAGTCAATGTAACACTAGCCACAGATGGTACATACTTTATCAGAGTTGAGAATCCTGATGGTTTAGCAGCAAGGTCAAGTTCTGCAATACTTACAGTATCAGACGCACCAACATGGAGTACATCTGCTGGAAGTCTTGGAAGTGTAGCAGCAGGAGATAGTGTCAGTTTGTCAGTCGCAGCTTCTAGTGATAGCACAGTTGCTTTTTCTGAAACCACAAGTGTATTAACGAGCAACACAGATACACCTGCTAGTACCATGAATTTATCGCTTAACAGTTCGACAGGTGCTATAACAGGAACAGCACCATCAGCAACAAGTGAAACGACTTACAACTTTACCTTACGAGCTACAGACGCAGAATCGCAAACAGCAGACAGAGCATTTAGTATAACAGTAACAGTAGGATTAAATAACAGTATTACATTCCAAAACCCATAGGAGATTAAATGTCAGCATATTTATCAAGAACAAACTCATCGGCAGGTAACAGAAAAACCATGACTTGGAGTTTTTGGATTAAATTTAACAGAGGAGAAAACGCATCATACTCATCATCAGAACCAGCAATTGTGTTGTATGGAGATGCACAAAGTGGTTATCCAGCACATAGAATTTCTTTTTATCAAGGTAAAGCAACTTTTTATTCAGCAGATGATGCTGCACAAAATGGCAAGGTAGCTATGGAATCAGGAGATATTAGATTTAGAGATTCTAGTGCATGGTATCATTTTGTTTATACTCTTGATACTACTGCTGGTAGTGCAGCAGCAAGACAAAGAGTTTGGGTTAATGGTGTAGCAGCAGAAGTCAATGGTAATGGTGGTTGGGTTCAAACAGATGCTGGGCAAAACAAAGACACAGACCACAACGGAACAGAAACAATTTATATAGGTAAGTATAGTTCCATAGGTTACTTTGATGGACAGATAGCTGATTATCATTTTATAGATGGTCAAGCTAAAATACATACAGACTTTGGACAGTTTGATACTACGTCAGGTATTTGGAAACCTAAAGCCTACTCAGGCACATTTACAGGAAACTCATTTTATCTTAAAGGAGAAAATGCTGGTAATATAGGACTAGACTCATCAGGACTCAGCAATAACTTTACTGTATCAGGTACTAATGTTTATCAATCAGAAGATACTCCAAGCAATAACTTTGCAATATTGAACTATGACAATAGTCGTAAAGATGCTGTTGGCAGAATAATTAATGGTGGTTTAACTATTAGCAATAACAATGATAGTTATTCTTTTGGAACTGCATCAGCAACACTTGCTGTATCTAAAGGTAAGTGGTATTGGGAAGCAAAAGCAACAGGAGCTGGTGGCTATGTTTATGTGGGCTTTTGTGTTTTTGGAGATTTTAAATCAACAAATAAAAGAAGTTTAGACCCAACATCACAAACTGATAATTCATCATGGATGTTTATGAGTAGTACAAATTCAAGTTATCAACTCAAAAAAGTTAAACACGATAACTCAGATGTTTTAACATCATTCGGACCTACTATAGCACAAAATGACATTATTATGTGTGCGTTAGATTTAGATAATGGAAAATGTTGGTGGGGTGTTAATGGCACATGGTTAGATAGTGGTAGTGGAACAGGAGTACCAGCAAGTGGTACATATCCTCATGTAACCTTTACTCAAAATCCAAGTGGAGAGGGAACTACACCAGTATTTTATTCACCTTTATTTACAACTTATGGGTTTGCTGGAAATTCTGAATTGCAAGTAAACTTTGGAGCAACAGGCAAATTTGGAAATACAGCATTATCATCAGCACAAGCAGATAATGGTGGGAATGGTACATTTGAATATAGTCCACCTAGTGGTTTTTATTCATTGTGTACTAACAATATAGCAGATTATGGATAGGAAAATAAATTATGGCATACGCATCAATACCAAAAAATAAAGCACATTTTACATCAGTAAGATACACAGGTTCAGATTCAACAACAACGATAAGTGGTTTAGATTTTCAACCTGATATAGTATGGACAAAAAACATGGATACAGGTTCTACTAACTGGAATTGTGTTGATAGCACTAGAGGGAACACAAGCAATATGTATCTCAACACAAACGATGACGCAGAAACAGCTACAAGAGTAGCAAGTTTTACATCAGATGGTCTTACCCTTACAGGTAATGAATCAAGTACAAATGACGCAAGTGATAATTACATTACTCAGTTATTTAAAATAAATGGTGGTACAACATCATCGAATGGAGATGGTTCTATTACATCTACAGTACAAGCAAATGCGTCTGCTGGTATGTCTGTTGTTAAATATACAGGCACAGGTAGTGCAGCAACAGTAGGACATGGATTAGGACAAAAGCCTGATTACATTATTATTAAAAGAATAAATAATGCTACTGCTTATTGGACAATATATTCAAGTAAATTTAATGATGATGACAGCTCATCATTTAGCACAGACCCTGAAACTGATTATATAGAACTAGGGCATAATGCAGCATTAACAGATGATAGTACTAGGTTTAATGACACAGCTCCTACCACAAGTGTTTTTAGTATAGGAACAGCTAATGCTGTCAATGCTAGTGGAAGTGATTATGTAGCTTATTGTTTTGTAGGCATAAAAGGATTTAGTCATATAGGTTTATATAGAGGTAACGGACAAAACGACTCATCTTTTATATACACAGGTGGCAAACCTAGAATGGTTTTAATTAAATCTATGCATACAGGTGCATGGGTTATGCAAGACTACGGAATGAATTACAATAGATTACAGGGTTCAGGTAATCAATATTTTATGACACCTGAAAATACTAATGCTAAAGAAGCACAAACATCAGGTCAATATAGTGGTCATGGTGTATCATGGATAGATTTTAGAGCCAATGGGTTTAAAATAGCAACAAGTAATGCCTGGCTAGGAGATGGCTATAAATATTTATATATAGCATTTTTAGAAGAACCTATTGTTTCAACAAACAAAGTACCAGCAACAGCAAGATAGGAGAATTTTATGGGATTAGAAACAGGAACATATATAGACAGTCTTAACAGTTCAAACCCCTCAGCAGGCGACCCTGTTAATGAGGGTGATGACCATATAAGATTGGTAAAATCAACGGTAAAAGCAACATTTCCTAACATATCAGGAGCTGTTACTTCTACGCATACAGAATTAAATTTACTCGACGGTGTTACAGCAAACACTACGGAACTTAATTATGTAGATGTTGCTACATTAGGAACTGTAGAAGCGTCTAAAGCAGTTACGGTAGATGCTAATAAAGATGTTACAGCTATTAGAAATCTTACTATGACAGGTACGCTAACTGTAGGTGGTAATACAGCAGCTACTTTACAAGCTGTATATCCTGTAGGTTCTATTTATATTAATGCAGCAGTGGCTACCAATCCTGCTACATTATTAGGTTTTGGAACTTGGGTAGCATTTGGAGCTGGTCGTGTAATGGTTGGTATAGATTCAAGCGACACCGATTTTGATACAGCACAAGAAACAGGTGGTTCTAAAACTCATACATTAACTACTTCTGAATTACCATCACATACACACACATTAAATATTCCTTCATCAGAAAATGGTGGAACTTCTAATGACCACGCTTTATTTCCTGACAACACATCTAGTGGTGAAACTTTTACTACAGCAGCAACAGGAAGTAATTCAGCACACAATAATGTGCAACCATATATCGTTGTATATATGTGGAGAAGAACAGCATAATGGCAATATTTCAAGTAGGGCCTCCAAAAGGTATGTCTAAAGACATAAACCCTACTGCGTTACCAAATGAGGTGTTTTCACACACAGAAAACGTTAGGTTTGAGGACAACGCAGCTAAAAAAATATTAGGACACGATACAGTATTTACAACACCTAGTGTAGCACCTTATTTTTTATTAAATTTAACTGGTTCTACTAATTATTGGTTTTACGCAGGAACTGCTAAAATATATAGGACAGATAGTACTAATAATGTAGATGTAACAAGGGCATCGGGTGGAGATTACAGTACAAACTTAACAGGCACAGGAAACTGGGTAGGTTCAATATTTAACGGTAATCCTATACTATGTAACGGTGTAGATGACCCACAACTTTATGATTTAAGTACAAGTAAGTTTTTAGATTTAACTAACTGGCCAGCAAGTACGACTTGTAAATCTATAAGACCTTATGGTAATTATTTAATAGCTTTAAATTTAACAGAATCAGGAACTAATTTACCAAATAAAATAAGATGGTCTGACGCATCTATATCTGTACCTAGTACATGGGTAGCAGGCGCTACCAATGACGCTGGCGCTAATACTATTGGTGATGAAGGAGATTTTATTGTTGATGGTTTTCCACTTAAACAATCTTTTATAATTTACAAAGAACGTAGTACATGGTTAATGAATTATATAGGTGGTAACCTTGTATTTAGTTTTCAAAAATTATTTAACGATAGTGGGGTGTTATCAAGAAATTGTGTTGTTGAATTTGACGGTAAACATTTTGTTGTTATAGAAGGAGATTTAATAGTACATAATGGTGTTTCAAAACAATCGGTAGCAACTAATTTAGTAAAAAGAGCATTATTTAACGATTTAGACAGTACTAACTATAAAAACATATTTGTTGCGCACAATAAACAAAAAAATGAAATATGGGTTTCTTATCCAAGTGTAGGCTCTACATTTTGTAACAAAGCATTAATTTGGAACTATAGAGCAAATGCTTTTAGTTTTAGAGATTTACCAAACATACTACATATTGGTACTGGTATTGTAAATCCAGGCACATCAAGTATTGTTTGGTCAGGACAAAGTCAAACATGGATTTCTTACAACACTACTGAAAACTGGGGACAACGTAATTATAACCCAGCTGAAGTTAGTATACTTATGGCAGGTACTGACGACACTAAGTTTTATAGAGGAGACAAAGGTTTTGATTTTTCTGGTTCTGACTTTACTATGACATTAGAACGTAAAGGTTTAGTTTTAGACGGTAATACCAATACGGTAAAACAAGTTAGGAAAGTAACACCACGTATTTCAGGTACAGGTTCTTGTCAAATATTTGTTGGTAGTTCTATGTCCCCTAACGGAACATACACATACGGTACACAACAACATTTAGACCCTAATTCACAAAATAAAGTAGATGCTAGGACTACTGGTAAGTACATAGCAATAAAATTTCAACATACATCATCAAGTACATTTGAGTTAAATGGGTATGATTTAGAATACGAGGTATTAGGAGAAAGGTAATGGCACAAGCACCTAGATATACCCCTAATCCTGTACCCGAAAACCCCGAAGATTTACCAAAATATATATTTGAGGAATTTATAAAATTACAAGGAGCATTAGAGGAAACACCTGTAACTTTTATAGAAATAAAAAACGTGACACCCGATAGAATAAAACAAGGAGATATAGTTTACGCAGATGGCTCTAATTTTAATCCTGGCGGTGGCGAGGGTATATATTTTAGAAACTCTGCTGGTAGTTGGGTTAAATTAGGATAAAAATATGAAAACAACACTAATGGGTGTTCCACCTGAAAACATAGAAGATGTGTGGGATAAATGCGAACATTTTATAGAGTTAGGTAATAATAAAAGTCAAGAAGAAATGACAGTTGAGGACATAAAGGAAGCTTGTTCTAACGCTGAAATGCAATTATGGATAATATATAACGAAGGTTTATATTGTATTGGAGCTTTTACTACACAAATATTAGATTATCCTAATAAAAAAGTTTGTAGAATTGTAACTTTAGGGGGAAAATATATGGATAAATGGTTACATTTAATAGAATTTATAGAAGATTGGGCTATAGAAAAAGGCGCTAAACACGTAGAAATGTTTTGTAGAGCTGGTTTTCTTAAAAAATTAAATAAAAACGGGTACAATGTAATATACACAGTACTCGGTAAAGAATTAACAACATTACACTAGAGAGGTAAAATTATGAGTGGAGGAGGCGGTAGTACCGTACAAAAAGCTGAACCGTCAGATATACAAGCCCCTTATTTATCAAATATGTACAGTTCAGCTCAGCAATTATATGACGCTGGGCCTATGCAGTTTTATCCTAATAGATTAACTGCGTTGCCAAGTGCTGAACAATTACAGGGGGAGGATTTAGCAAGATTAACTGCTTTAGGTGGACAATCTACTATAGCAGGAGCTGCCATACCAGCTGCTCAATTTCAACTAGCAGGCCCTGCTAATTTAATGAATAACCCATACTTAGCTGGCGCAACTGAGGCGGCACTTAGACCGTTGTTTACACAAACACAAGGTTTGTTACAACAAGCTAGGAGAGATGCTACAGGTGCAGGACAGTTAGGTAGTGATAGACAAGCAATACTCGAGGGTAATGTTATCGGTAATTATTTACAAAGAGCTGGAGATGTTACAGCGCAAATGTACGGACAAGCATATCAAGACGCTTTGAAAACACAGACAGCAGCTTTATCACAATTACCAACTGTAATGTCATCTGTAATGACACCAAGTCAATCATTAATGCAGTTAGGTGGTTTAGAAACACAAAGAGCTCAACAAGCAATAAATGACGCTAGAGCAAGGTTTGAGTTTGAACAACAAGCACCACAAGTTGCTTTACAAAATTATGCAAACATTGTTGGTACAAATATGTTGCCAGGCACACAAACAACTACAGCGGGTGACCCATTATTAGACCCAGCTGGTGCATTAGTTGGTGGTGGCGCAGGTTATTTAGGTGGTTCTATGGTTGCTGGAGCTACAGCTGGTAGTACATTGGGGGTTCCAGGCATGGTAGCTGGAGCAATTATTGGAGGTTTATTAGCAGGATGAATATAATTAGTATGTACCCGTTATATACAAAAAAAGATAATGATAACCCATTTTCTTTAGAAGCTAGGGCAAATTTAGCAAAAACGTATGGTATACAAACCCCTTTAAATATTAGTAGTGGTATACCCAATACACCAAACACATTTGGTATGAATAATATGGTACAACCAAAAAACCCAAGTCAAAGTATATTAGATTATTTTGGTGATAAAATAGATGGATTATTACAAACTAATTACATGGAACAACCCGTTTCTAATGTAACTACTTACGATGTAGATGGTACGACTGCAACACAAGTTAATAGAATACCTGATGTTCCAAATAAACCAAAAGTAGATGTTTCAAATGTAAAAACACCAACAGATAATGTTGTAGAAACTGGTGGTTTATTAGATAATTTGAATATGAGCGATATTCAAGGTTTATTAACTCTATTTAGTGGTTTAACTAGTACTAACTCTACTCCTGTTGCGCCTTTAAAAGGTATACAGGGGACACCAACTAATTATATAAGTCCATATACATCTTTATATGATGATGAAGAAAGGAGGGTTTAATGGCTGAAGAAGAAAAAAGTAGGTTACTTTTAGAAGAACAATATAATGTACAAAATACTAATACTGGTAATAGAAATACTTTTGTAAACCGTTTAGGCATGGGAAATTTATTATTAGGTTCTATACTAGCTGGCTCTATGATGCCACAACCAGCTGGTAAAAACGCAGTATCTAATGCTACTGATTTGTTTTTGAAAACACTTACAGCAACTAATCCAAAAACACTTATGCCGCCTGGAGAAACTACTTTAAAACAAGAAAGAGCAAAATCTTCTGTAAAACGTGAAGATAAAATATACGAAGCGGCAAGAAACGCACAAAATGTTTTATTGGATACACAAAAATTAGATACTATTGTAAATACTATAAACACTAAAGGTTTCCAAACAGGTGGCAACCTACAACTTGTAAATAGCTTGATAGGTATAGGAAGAAAATATGGATTACAGTTTGACGGAGATACAGAAAATGTTAATGATTTAATTAACTATGGTAATATTGTAACTAAAGAATTAGCTATGGGTGGATTACAAGCATTTCCTGGCGCTATATCAGATAGAGAATTAATTTATAGTGAAAGTAGTCAATTAGGTTTAGGTTTAGAAGATGTTACGTATAAACTAAAAAGTACTATAGATAAAAGTAAATCACAGTTTTTAATTGACAGCGCTGACGCACAAAGTATTTTCCAAAGTGGTGGCGCTAATATTAACGACAGGGTAACAATACAAAAAAGTAATATTACAGGTAAAGCAGAAAGTTTAACTAACGATGAATTTAGAAAAGATTACTTATTAGGTTTAGGTTATGAATTTGTAAATAAAGATGGTTTAACAGTACCTAAAGAAAAAATAACTTTGCAAAATATAAATAAGTTACAAATAAGTCTTTTAAATAATTTAGACAGACAAGCTTTAGATTTACGTTTAAGACTTAATAGTGACAAAAACTATACAAATTCTAATTCTTGGATTACTAAAGAAATTAATGGTGAAACATTTTATATTTATAAAGGAGCTTTAAATGAAAAAAATGAGTTAGATAATAAATATTTTAAATTTTTAGACGAAGGTAAAACACAAAAAAATCCTAATTACAGCCCTTACATAACTGGACAAGTAATAATAGAAGAAGATAAATATAAAAAATTAACAGGTAGATAATATGTCAACAAGAGAAGAAGATTTAGTTCAAGATATACGGAACAAAGCAACCTTAGATGTACCAAAATCAGATAAAATAGGTTTTTTTGATGAATTAAGAGGTGATGCTGTAGAATTTAAAGATTTACCTAGTAGTTATTTTTCAAGTGAGATAGTTAATGATTTTGCAACAGCAGACCAAAACAGAGCAATATCTTTGGGTTATGGTGTTAGTTTAGACAACAACGCAATAGCTGATATTATAAAAGAACAATTTCCTAACGTAGTATACACAAACGATAAATATAATAATTTAATTGCAACTATACCTAGATATGAAAATAACGTACCTGTAGAGCCATATAAATTTTACGTAAACCCTAGAGGCGCACAAGGGGTAGATTTTGCACAATTAGCAGCTCAAACTTTACAATTTATACCATTTATGAGAGTTGGTGCGGGAACACTAAAAGGCGCAAATATGGCTCAACAATTCAAAGAATTAGCTACAAAAGGTTTAAAATTATTTGGCGCTGGAGCTGGATTAGATGTAACACAACAAAGTGTAGCAGGTGCTTTAGGTAGCGAACAAGGTACGGTAAACTACGGGCCAATAAAATTTGACCCAATACAAAGTGCTATAGTAGGTGGTATAACCCCGTTTGGCGCAATGCTTGGTTATTATGGTAGTAAAGCAACAGGTGCTGGTGTAGAAAGATTTTTAAAATACAAAAGAGATTATTTTCCTAAATATTTTGATAGAAAAACAAATGTAGTAAATGAAGACGGGGCGGTAGAATTATCAAAAATAGGTATAAAATTTTCACAAGATAAAGATAGTTCGTTTTTTACCGACCCCAAAGGCGTAATTTATAAACCAGACGATAAAATTTTAACAGATACACTTATAGCAATAGAAAAAGGTATACCAGCAGAAAATGCTTGGTTACACGCAAGAGCAGAAAGTTTAGGTATTCCTCTTATGGGCTTTCAAGTAAGAGGCAAAACAAAAACATCAACAATAATGAGTCAAAGTGAAGATGAAACTTTATTTAATGATTTTTTAAACGGTAGATACGGTGGGGAAGCACAAGAAATAGCTATGCAAGTTAAAGGTCTACAAGAAGAAAATGCTTTGAGAGCTTTTGCAAAAACAATAGGTATTGAAGATGAAGACGCTATAAAAGGTTTAATGAACACTTTAATAGACCCTAAAGCAGGCGGACATACTACGTTAGTAGATGCTTTAGGCGCATTTACAGCTACTAATTTAAAAAACCAAAAAGAAGGTTTAGAATCACAAATAGCGCAACAATATACTAAGTTTCAAGACGACAGGTTACAAGTTTTACCTGCTGAATGGGAAAAACTAGGTTATAATATGGATAATCACATAAAAGCTATAACTGGTTTGCCAAGTAATTCAGCTAATTTGAAAAAAACATCTCCTTATCTACTACGCGCACACGAAATGAATCAAACATTCATTAAGGATATGCATGGTAAAGGTGGAAATTTTGTTAAAGGTTTTGATTTGAAAGCCATTATGAATCATAGGACTAAAATGCAACAACTTTATAATAAAGTTCCAAAAGACAAACCACAACAAGCTGCTGAGGTTCTATCATATTTTAACAAAGTTGATGAAAACATAGATGGTATGTTTAATGCAATGCTTACAAAACCAACATCTAATTTTACAAAACAAACATATAAAGATTTAATGGACGCACGCGCAATGTTTAGAGAATTACACGTCAAGTTTGGTAAAAATCAAACGTATAACATGGGTATTTTAGAAAAAATAGACGACCAATTTATTTCTAGAATTGTAAATCAAAAAGATATTAGTCCAATGGAAATAGGTTTTTGGTTTCAAAACAATAAAAACATAGGTTTAGATGACAGAGTAATTGGAACAATTAATAAAATACGAGATATTTTTAAAGATGACCCTAATACTTTATTAAACTTTAATAATTTGTTAAAAAAATCATTATTATCTGAAATGGCTTTTACATCAGTTGTCAAAGAAGGTTCTGAAGTATCAGCTGGCGCGGTTATAGACTCTAGATTACTATCAAATGCTACTCAAAAATGGTTTAAAACCTCTAGTGGTAAAAAAATATGGAACAATGTTTTTGGAGAAGAATCAGCGTCTACAAAACAAAAACTAGAAACTTTAATAGAAGTTTTAGACTCTACAAAAAATAAAACAAAAATACCAGTACGTACCGCTGATACTGGCTCTACATTAGGTAGTACTTTGTTTACGCAGGGTGGAGCTGTAAACGATGTACTTCAATTAATGTCTTACAAACACGCTGGTTTAGAGGGACTGTACGCTTATAAAGTTTTAACTAGAGATATTTCTAAAGGTGTTAATCCTGATTTTGACATAATAGAGTTATCCAACAATAATTTACCTCTTTTAGATTTATTTAAATCAACTGGTTTTTCTACTATACAAAAAGGCAGAGAATATTTGTCGGGTGAAGGTGAGGGACAATATGACTCTAGTATAATGGAGCAAGAAACTGGTATGGGTGTAAATATTAATAAATTAGAAAAAGCTTTAGATGATTTACAAAAAGTGAGGTAATAAAATGATACCGATGGAGTTATTATCAATGTTAGCTAGTACTGTTCTAGGAGGCGTTATGTCAATAATGGCTCAGAAAGGACAAGCTGAGGCCGAGAGAGAAAAGATGTTAATGCAACGTGCAAACTTTGCAGCTAAACAAACTGATAAAGCTAGAGCAGTATCAGACCCTCACACGAAACACACTAGACGTTGGATTGCCCTGATGTGTGTATTCAGTATTATTGTAGTACCAATCGTTGCTCCAATTTTCTCTGATGTAAATATTGCATATCAAATTGTAACTGAAGCAGATAGTGGTTGGTGGATATTTGGCTCGACTTACGAAACTTCATATTTTGAAGAGGGTAATACTATTTTTATAACTAACCTACAATCTCACACGATTTTCTCAATCATCGGGCTCTACTTCGGAGGCTCGTTGACACGTAAGTAATTATGGCTAAAACTAAATCAAAATCTAAAAACATACCAACTAACAAAGCATTGTATTCTAGAGTAAAATCAGAAGCTAAGAAAAAATTTAAAGTATACCCCTCAGCGTATGCAAACGCATGGCTTGTAAGAACATACAAGAAAAGAGGTGGTGGTTACAGAAGTGGCTAAAGCAACTGGTGGTTTAACTAAATGGTTTAAACAGAAATGGGTAGATATAGGGGCACCTAAAAAAAACGGTAAATATCAACCTTGTGGACGTTCTAAAGGTAGTAAACGTGGTTATCCTAAATGTGTACCTTTATCAAAAGCTAGGAGTATGTCTGAGTCACAAAAAAAATCTGCTGTTACAAGGAAAAGAGCTAAGAAACAAGGGGTAGGTGGCAAACCTACTAATGTTTCAACTTACGCAAAAAGGAGCAAAAGATAATGGTAGCTAAAAAATATCAAAGTAAAACTGGTGGTTTAAACGAAGCAGGTAGAAAATATTTTAAAAGAACTGAAGGCGCAAACCTTAAAAGACCAGTTACAGGCAAGGTAAAACGAGGCTCTAAAGCAGCTAAAAGAAGAGCAAGTTTTTGCGCAAGAATGAGTGGTGTTAAAGGCCCTATGAAAGACAGTAAGGGTAGACCAACTAGAAAAGCATTAGCGTTAAGAAAATGGAAGTGTTGAGATTTAAACAAGCAATATACATATTAATCATTATGGTTATATTGCTAGGTATAGAAAGCGCTGTATCTGATGTTACATCTAGTGGAGCAACTACTTTAGAGCAGACTAATACGAGTGGTACGAACACAAGTATATCGGGAGGATATAGTTCAGAAACAACTTATCAATCAGGCAGTAGTTCCAACACTACGAATACCACCAATAACAGCAACAATACCAAGACTGCCGTGAATCCAAGTAATGCGCCTGCTATGAGTGTCTACGGGCAAGACAGTTGCGTCATTCCTCTTGCAGCAGGTATAACCGTTATTGGTTTTTCGGGTACTTACGGAAGTTATTATACTGACCCAGCATGTGAGTTAAGAAAGAAAAGCAAATTGTTGGATAAGCTAGGTATGAAAGTTGCAGCAATAAGTTTGATGTGTCAGGACAAAGCAGTTTTTGATGCCATGATGAACGCTGGAACTCCTTGTCCAATAGATGGCTTAATAGGACAGGATGCTAAAGAAAAATGGCTAGAAAAAAGAAAAAAAGATTTAACTAACGAAACAAACAAAAGGTCTATGACTTGGAATGAGAAACCTATACCTAGCGGCAATATTACTAAGTAGTACTTTATTAGCAGAAGAACTAACAACCGAAAACTTAATCACTAATGGTACGTTCGATAATGGTACAACAGGTTGGACTTTGACGGGTAATGCAGTTCGTATTGGAGATTGTTGCCCAGGCGGGCACGACCTAGAGTTTGGAGATAGTGGCAGTATTGAGCAGGCGTTCGGCTTAACTTCAAATAATATTTCACAACCAATGCTTGATAATGGTATTACTCTAAACTCTAGTGTTGAAGTACAAAATGGGGAGTGTGGTGTTGCGCAATGTTGGGGTGGACAAGGCAACGCTGACAGCTTTACAATAAGATTACAAATAAGAGATAGCAATAATGAAATATTGGCAACAACTAGTCAAACTAGGACAAACATTACAGGCATTAACGGTAAAGATTTCACGGATAGTCTTACATATACAGGGATTGGTAGTAACATTGGAAATATTCTTATTACTGGCTCTGATGCTAATAGCCCTGCTTATCTTGGTGGCCCTAATGTAGATAACATATTGGTTACTATGACGTATGACAATACGGTTTTAACTACTACACAAACAGAAGAATTACAAGAAATTGAGGAAATTATATCTTTTATTGAAACAGAGCCAATAGAATTTACAGAATTGTTTGAGGAAGTTACAGTACAAGAATTTGTAGAAGAAGAATACAGTTTTGAAATACTAACAGAAATGGTAGAATTAAACGAAGAAGAAAAATTTGTTGAGGAATCATTAGTATTAGAAATATATGAAGAACCAGAGACCGAACAAGAAGTCGCAACAGAAATCGAAAGAGAAGAAACTGTCGTTGCAGAGGAGCAAACGGGAACTGAAGAAGTATCTGAAAGAGAAGAAGGAAACTCTGTTGAAGAACAACCCACAAATTTTAATGAAACCAGCAAAGAAATTGTTGCCGAACAAACCGAAAGAGACGATACCACAGGAAACAGTACAAGTAGTGTTTCAGAGGAAGAAGTTGTCGATGAGAGAACACCTACAGAAAATGTACGTGTCAATATTAAAGATATTTCAGAACAAATAGCAAAAACTAATTTAAGCATTGACCAACAGCTAGTTTTAACACAAAAAATTATTGCTAAAGCAATGTCTGACACTACAAAAATAACTGGTTATACACAAAAAAACTTAGATATTTTTAAACAACCAAACATTATAGACACAAACATAGATAGTTACATGAACAATATTTATGTAGATTCTAGGGAAATTTATCCAAATCAGTATTACGAGGACAAACTATGGACATCAAGACAATAACAGGAGCAATAGGTGCTGTAATTGCTATAGCATCTTTATTCGTATTTCAAGGACAACTAATACAAAGAGTAGAAGTTTTAGAGGGTAAAATGATAGACCCAAAAGAAATAACAGCAATTAAAAAAGATATAGAATCATTACAAAAGAAAAATAAAAACCCACTTTCACAGTAGAGGTAAATATGCCAAAAAAAGCAGATAAATTAAAAGAAGAACAATTCGTAAACTATTTTACAGACGGAAATACACAAGGTAATGCTACTAAATCAGCTGAAAAAGCTGGTTGGACTAAAACACCTGCGCAAATGGGTGCTTACTTAAAGCGTAAATTACAAGTAGAAATAAGAGAAAAGAACGAGGAACGTATACAAGGTACATCTAGTAAAGCAATTAGTGTGTTACAAAGTTTATTAAACTCTGAACAAGATAGTGTTAGGTTAAATACAGCTAAGTTAGTTTTAGAATTAGGTAATTACTCTCAACAAACTATTAACTTAAATGTTGATAATTTAAACAACAAAACGGATGAAGAACTTGTTTTAGAACTTAAAGACTTGTTAAAAGAAGTACCTAGTTTAAAAACTGTAGAAAAACAAATAGAGGGTAAACAACCAATAGATGTAATTACAGAAAAAACTACAAAGAGTAAATTACACCACTAAACAAAATAATACACCCTACTGCGTTTATAAACATAATAGAATAATCTTTCCATAAAACACCTACCAAAAACCACCCACTAGCCCCTATAAGTTGTATGTATAAATTTAATGGGTAAATGTTTGCTGCCGTTAAACACAATCCAGTAGATAAAATTATTGAACTAGTCCATTTTAATATGTTTGTGTTCAACAGTCCTTACCAAAAAACAAATCAAGGTTAGCATTGTAAGTAGCTATAAACCTATCTTTTTCTTCCTTAGACCATACACGGTTAGGCTCTACTATTGCTAACTCAGCGGTGTACTTAGCCCAAGCACATTCTGCTGATGTTTTTTCATTTACATCTACACCCGTGTTTTGTAATTGCTCTATATCTTCCATTAACTCACTTTTCACTCTTCCCATGACATTACCTCTCTTTGTCATTTTCTATTTCATTATCAACCTTGTGTTCTAACTTATTTTCTAAACCATACAAATAACTTTCGAACATTTTAGCTGGTAATTCTTTGTACTTACGTATTATATCTTTAACAATGTATAATTCTTTAATACTCATGTTGAACTTTTTGTCACCATTTTTTCTAATTTATTTAACTTTTCTAATTTCTTTTTTATATTTTGGTAATTTTTAATATTACGTTTTTTAAAAGCAAGTTTATTTTTTAAATAATATTCACGTTTCTGTTGTTTTTCTTGCTCTAATTCTTCCTCTGTCATGTTAGCACGTTTTTCTAGTCTTTTTTCACGTAGCTTTGTAGACATTTTTCTGTAATACTCCCTGTTGTAAGTATTTTTACTCTTCGCCATTAATAACTCCAATTTTTAAAAACTTATCTTTTAACACAAAAAACCACACCAAATCATTGTGTGTTGCTAAACTTTCGTTATCAACAATTCCTTTGTAATGTTTGTAAAGAGTAGACACTTCTTCTTTGCTAAGTGTTTTTACGTACTTAACTACACTCGATGCATCTACTCTTTCCATTATATTACTCATAAAAAGTTGTTTATATCGTTCCCACCGTCAGTATTTTGTGGTTTTTTATACGTAGAATCTTTAACTTGTAAAGTAAAAATAAGATTACCATTGTCATCTTTGCCTACCCAAAAGTTCCAAGTATAATCCCTACCTGCTAACAAATCTTCACGTAAAGCAAACTTACCATTACTGGCAAACGGTCTAATCCTAATTTTTTCCAACTGTTCAGCTGAAATGTTTGGATTATCAATATATGCTTGTTCTTTCTTTGCTTTGAGAAGTTCGTGAGATTTCTCTAATACTGCATTGTTTTGCTCCTCGTAATCTTTATCGGGGAATATCCTAATATTTACACTCATAATTTAACCTCTAATAATTTAGTATATGTTTCATATTTCCCAGTATATCGTTTTGGTTTAGGAGTTATCTCCCCACCATTTAACAATACATTAGAAAATTCATTTAACAACGATATTAAGTGTTCCTCGAATTGTTCGTCGGGGTATACTTCCCAAACCCTAAAGGTATGGGGTGTCCACTCACAAAGTTGCGTTTTTTCTATTGGTAAACCATTTTTCTTGAGTACCAACTGTTGTCCAAATATCTGTGGTAATCTAGTCAAGTCAAAATCACTTCGTAGTTTACCGCCTTCGTTTGGGCATTTAACCTCAATAATGGTTTTACCGTCTTTAGATACACCATCTGGCTTAGATGACAACGAAACCGTACCTTTATCACACATATAAAAATCGGTAAAAAGGTAATCTTTTTGTTCATCTAGTATATTTTTTGGAAAGTTTCCACCACTACAACGTAATAACCAGTTAGCAACACCGTCTATTTCGTGTTCTGACCCCCAATTCATACGTTTTTTAGCAAAATCGTCCTTATCGGGTATTGTTGTAGGGTCTTTTATGTAACCAACCATATCGCAACGATTAGTCCACTTTCCAAACCCAATATTAATAAACTCCGAACTATGCAATGCGTAATGCGGAAGCGAGTTGTCTTGCGTCTGTTTTGTCATTTAATTTATCCTCTTTGTATAATTTTTCAAATATTTTTGCTTTTTCGTCATAGATAGAACCACTAGTAGTACCGTCTTTTTCTTTTTTGACTTTACCCTTTTTTGCCTCACTTAGTTCTTTCAAACCAGTATCTATAACATTTACTTCCATACCAACATCTTCATCGGGTAAATCCTCACCACGATATATGTATAATGCTAAACCGAACATAGCTATACATTTAACCAAACACCTCATTTTAGCAGTGTTTACCTGCCATGAGTTCGGGTTTGCTATGGGTTGATTGTTGTAATTCATTACGGGTAACGACATTTCTCTACTGTTACCCTCAATATCAATTACACAAATCACTTCCTCTGTACCGTCAGGGTATTTAATTCTAGGTAAATAACGGTATGTAGCTTGTGGATAGTTATCCATAAGTGCTTTCCAACCGTTAGCCCAAGATAAATAGGTAAGTTCCGTCTTACCCCCTTTGGTATTGGTGTAGTCATTTACATTAACTTGGCTAAGAGTGTCCCATATCTCAGCAAAAGTAACCTTTTTTTCTTCTTTTACTTCTGTTTTCATGCAAACACCGCCTTTTTCCTACCTTTGTAAATGTATTTTACCCAGTTACATCTTCCGTCTTCTTCATCTCTTTGGGATACAGATTTTATGTTTACGTGTACCTTTAAGTTAAAAATTATTGAAGATAGTCTTGTAGCTTTGTATTTGGTTATAGCTTCCCAAGTGTCAATACTACCTACATTTACTAAATGAGATAATACTTTTTCTGTCTTAGACTTTGGGTTTTCTATATTCCAATCAGCTATTTGTTTAATTTTCATGTTAATTGCCTCGTATATTGTTGTATTACTAGAATATACTATAAATAAATATTTATTTAAAGAGTTAATTTAACAAATTAGTTGTAATTATTAATTATTTAATATAAATTGAATATAATATTATATATATATATATAATTATAATAATAAAATTATTAGAGTTGGTAACAAACTAGTGGGGTTTACGTGGAAAAAGATGAATTTAAGCAAATAATAAACTTATTCGATAAAACATATCCCAAACAACCACCTTTGACTTTAGAACAACAGGCGGTTTTTTGGATGTCTTTACAAAGATATAGCAAAGAACAGGTTTTCTTAGCATTTATATCACACACAGAAGATAAAGATTTTGGTATTTGGAAACCCCAAGTACCTGTCAATATAACTAAATATCTAACTAACACAGATTTGGAAATAAAAGCTAAATTTCAAGATTATTTTGACCACAAAGAAGTAAAAGACCCAATAACATTGAGTATTATTAGAAAAATGGGTGGGGAAAAGTTACGTAGAATTACACAAAAAGAGTACACGGTAAAAGAAAAAGAGTTTACCGAAATGTATAAACTGAAACTTAACAGAGAAAATTACAGTTTGTTACCTCCAGAGCTAAAAAATAAACTTTTAATGGAGAAAACATGAAATTACACGATGAAATAGTGAACGATAACGAAAAACACATAGAAAAATTACTTAAAACTAAAAATACTTGTCCAATTACTTTAGGAGAAGAGGGAATAGAACGGGTAGTTCATAATATTTTTGTGTTCTATGAAAAAAAAGCATACTGGCAAAAAACATTGTTAAGATTAGAAAAAACACAAAAAAACAAAGAATACGAAGAATTTAACAAACTAGGCAAAGAACACGGAACAATAAAAGACCGTGAGATAACTGCTAAATTATCAGATAATGTTAAAAAATATGACAACGAGATAACCCATGCAGTTTATATGTTGGAATGTTATAAAGGTTTAATTGCACAAACTGAAATGGCTTGTAATTTGTATAGAACTCAACAAGCGAGTAACAGAAGTCAGTTAGCAAGTTATACCAGTTTAGGTTAATGAGTAAAAAAAATAAAAGGCAAATAAAAAAAGAAATGGCTAAGATGTGCGAATTTGGATGTTTCATTTGTAAAAAATATTACGGTGTAACAAATACACACGACTTAAACATACATCATTTACGTACTGGGGTTGGTATGGGTCAAAGAAACCACGACCAATTTATTTGTCTATGTGTTAAACATCATCTTTGGGGATTAGAAGCTATACATGGTATAGGAAAAAAAGCATGGGAAGAAAAGTTTGAAAGCGAAATATCGTTGTTAGAGTGGTACAAAGAACAAGAAACGGAGACAAAGATAAATGGATAAAAAATTATCAAAACCCGTATTAACACCCGTAGAAGAATATAACGGTATTTATTTTAAGCGAGACGATTTATACGCACCTTACGGAGAAAATTTTATTACGGGTGGTAAAATAAGACAATGTAGACATTTAGTTGAAAGTAATTTAGAACAAATACACAAAGAATTTGACAGTACTATTACAACTGCCGCATCAATACATTCACCCCAAAACCCTATTGTTGCCCGTGTGGCAAAAGAATTTAATTTAAAATGTCTTATTGGTATAGGTGGTACAACTGTCGAAAAAGCAAAACAAAGAAAAGGTATAGAATTATGTTTAGACTTAGGTTCGGAAGTAAAAATTTTATCAGAACATTACGCATTTAACAACGTACTATACTCTAGACTTGGTAAATTATGTGATGAAAAACCAATGTTCAAAATATTGTTCGGTTATTCTATGAAAACACACAAAGACTCAATAGTAGACACCATAGCAGACCAAGTACAAAACGTTGATTGTGATAGTTTATACGTTATTGTAGGTAGTGGGGTAACATTAAACGGTATTTTAGAGGGTGTTAGGAAATATAATAAAAAATTTCAGATAATAGGTTTACAACCATTCGGACACGATAGAAGAAAAACAATGCACCCATCGCCAGAGCTTTGGGAACTAACAGAAAATGGTGGAATATATACAAAAATACGCTCGCACAGGTACAAATATATAACAGGTAAATACCCATACAACGCTCTGTTAAAAAAGAATGTTGGGTTTGATTTAGACATGATTTACGAGTCAAAAGGTTTTGAAATGATGGAAAAAATCATAAAACCTAACGAAAAATCTTGCTATTGGGTAGTTGGTAACAGTAATATCATAAGATGAGAGACCATAAAACACAAAATTTGTTTGTAGAAACACAGAAACCAGTAATAAAAGTGTCTGAAAACATACAATATTTAACAAAATATGCTAACGAACAAGGTATACCTATACTGTGGCACGAGGATTTTGCTACATTAACCAACGAAATAGGTTCTGAGAAGTTTAGAGAAGATTTAGCGCAATATATATATGAAGTTAGACCACCATATCCGACACAAGACATTACTGAAAAAGATGTTGCAAAAAGTTTTTTTGACTTAAAATCAGCTTATACCTATAAACACACAATACCAAACGAGGATATAACGAAAAACGTTAATGAAAAACACGATGATTATAAATATCCGTATAAAGATTACGGGTTAGGTATTATTGACACATCTGGCACACATAACGCAGTTAGCAATTATTACCACCAATTACTAAGGTTAAACTGTCCAAGTGCACGTGGAAAAGCAGTCGCAGATACATGGACAGATGGCACTGCAAGAGAAATATGGGCTTGTTTGAAAGCTTGTTGGGGTGGCATAAACAACATGAAAGAGGTTGAAATAAATGGTGTTAAACAGAAAGTTGGTGGCGCTTTAACCAAAGATGTATATAGGTCTACTTTTAGATTAGGTAGTTTTATTGCTACGCAATTTAAACCTTTGGTAGCAAAAACAATTTATACTATGACACAAGCAGAAAAAGTATTAGATACAAGTTGTGGTTGGGGGGATAGGTTAGCAGGTTTTTACACCAGTAACGCTAAAGAGTACGTTGGTTCCGACCCAAACCCTAACACTTTTGAAAAATACAAAGAACAAGTGAAAGATTACGAAGAAATGTTGGGTAGTAAAGCAGATATACACGAAGAAACTGATTTTTTCTACTGTAATGGTGTAAAAAAAGTAAAAATTTACAGGAGTGGCGCTGAAAACTTGCCGTGGGAAGATATAGATAACGTTGATTGTTCTTTTACAAGCCCACCATATTTTTCTACTGAACGTTATAACGAGGGTGGTTTACACGAACAAGACCAATCATGGAAAAAATTTGTTACATTTGAAGATTGGTTGAATAAATTTTTTATACCAGTAAGTGTTAATTGTTTTAATAGTTTATCAGATAAAGGACACTTATGGATAAATATAATAGACCCAACAATCGGCAGTAAAAGACATCGTTGTTGCGATGTTATTGTAGATGAATTATTAGATTCATTTAAAGGAATTGTAGGTATGACTATGGCGCAAAGACCGTTAAAACGTACAGCAATACAACGTGAAAACAACAAAAAAGGTCTAAACAAAGATTTAGCTTTAATGACTGATGATAATAAATTATTAGCACATTACATAGAAAACATTTGGTGTTTTGGTAAAAATGACTTAGATTATTTTCATGAGTATAAAACTGAAAGGGATAGACAAAGTACGTTATTTTGAATAAAAGTATAAAACCCGAGTTACTAAAGTTACTTACCCCAAGTTCCCCGAAACTAGAGTTAAGTGGTAAAACACACGATAGTATTTCTACAGAAGACATTAATGCTTTGTTGGGTTTTTCTAAATTAACTAATTTAGAGTATGCACTTTTAGTACATAAATACATAAATGAAAACCTAAACGATGATTTTTATAGAAGTTTAAAAACCCATGTTCTAAAAGATTTAAAACAGAATACCAAATTTAAACTAAATAACGAGATAAAATTAGATGATTTATTACATTTAGCAATAATAGAATTAACCGTTACTAAGTGTTGGGTTTGTAAAGGCACAGGTTTTTTAATACATTTGAACAGTTTATCGAATTGTCCACATTGTGATAATGGAGATTATATTTACAACGATGTAGTTCGTACAGCAATATTAAAAATAAAAAGAAATGAATATTACAAAATAAACAAACTTTACAAATACATATTAGATTTCGTAACTGAAATAGAATATTCAGCATTATCTAAAATATCATAAGCAAAAAAAGACCCCACGCCTTTAAGCGTGAGGTCGGAGGAAACAGCTCAGTAAAGAGCCTATCCGTGTGGGTTTTACATATAACCCATTCTACTAGTCTGTATTATTAATTACAAGTCCATGTCTACACATCAAAAACCTAAAATATTGTTCTTTAAACAGAACCAACAACCCGTTAAGTTGTGTTAAGTTTAAGTTTTTCATAGCAGGCATGGTGTCTACGTTTGATAGACCACTCAAAAAATTATACATTCTCGTTTGAGTTACATCGTACATATCATAATCTTTATCTTCTTCTAGCCATTTTACACGGTTTGCAAGTGTCATTATACTTTTGCATTCGTATAATATTATTGCAATCTGGTGTTTGTCTAAAATAAGATTGCTATCTGACAAAACATATTTTAAAACACTTATTAGGTAATCTGTTTTATCACGTAAAGAATTACGGTATTTTAGCAACTCTTTTTGTTGTTTTTGTATATCACTCATGTTTACCTCCTATTGTAATAGACCCCTATCGGAACATCTTACGAAGATAGGGGTTTCGTGTACTAAACACTCATCAGTATTACTGTTTTGATTGGGATATGCGTTCTTTAATAGAAATTTCATGGTTTATTTCTTCTATCAAATCATCTATAAGTTCGCTAACTGTATTTAACATACCACCATTACGCAACATATTTCTAGTCATCATACGTTTATGTAATATTATATTATCATCTTTCCTAGATAACTCATACGCAAGCAACTTAAGTCCGACTAACGTGAAAAACCTTGAATCAACTTCGCTATCATCGTGTCCGAGTTTAGGCGATAACTTTGCAGTATCAACTAAGAACTCAGCAAGTATTTCATCTCGGGATTGTCGTTTAGTTACTTTAGCATCTACTCTATGTAGTGTATTTTTCATATTTTCCTCCTTTGGAGTGTTGTATAAGACCTAGTGGATTTTTACTAGATAGAATCCTCTATCAGCTGTTTCGCACTAGGTTTCGTCTATTCAAGACTCATCAGTTATACTACTAATTTAGTTGATTTACAGTAACCGACATTCCACTTCTCGTTACATTCTATTATAAAATGTGTGTATAACTACACAGAAAGTAAAATGTCAGTTACATGAAAACTACCATTTTAGTTCTTCATGGGGTTGCGCTACAATGTAACTTACACACCTAACAATATCACCAGTTTGTTTTTCAATTTGTTTACTTAACTTATCAACTTTTTCTGTATACCAGATAAAGTCGCCTTCCATACATTTTAAGCAATGTATTTTAGCGTCAGAATAATTGTCAAAAGTTTTAACTAGAAAATATCTGTATTTGTGTACATCAACACCGTCACGCATACTAATATAATCTCTTCGCATTACATCATAGTATTTTTTTTGTTCCATATTTCCTCCTTTGTTTATGTAAGACCCCCGAAATAAATCGAGGGTTTCGACCAATCAGGTCTCATCAGTTACATTTTTGTTCTAATAAATATAATTTTGCTCCTATTTTACATAAAGCGTCATTATATGAACTAGATAAGTGGTCGCCTGTGTACCAATGTCCAAACTCATGAATAATTAAAGCCATTATATCTTCTTTATTAACTTCCCAGTTAAACCATTTCTGACTTAAATGAGCAGTATTGAAGTATAAATCACACTTTCCGTATCTAGCCACAGCGTTATCTTTGTGGTTTTTATAGAAAGTTACATTTAACTCATCATTGAACAGTTTGATATGAAAACTTTTAGCTTTATTAGCTATACGTTCCATATCTTCTGTTACTTTGGTTACTTGGTTGCCATCTATATGCATCATAATATTACACGTTTGATATTGTGATAAACTAGATGATGACGGTACTAGATTTGGGTTTTCTTCTCTGTGATTTCTGACATTTTGCCATACTTTCCCCGAGTAAGAACCAGCGTAAACAACTTCCCTACCGTCTGCCATAGCTTTTTTGCTAGATTCAGGGTCAGCAGGACTAAATGTTACAGCGTCTTCCCCGTGTCGTACTTCAAACACATGACTAGTTGCTTTTTCGTTAGCTTTTTCTAACGCTGTATTTACCCAAGATGATTTAATATCATCTTCGGACATTTCTTCATACATAGCATCTAATACCCCTGTTTGTAGTTTACGTAGATATATAGGTTTAACATTATCTCTATCCTTGTTTAAAGGAATTTTCTGTAAAACATTTACAGAAAAAGACATGTCTGTTTCGACTATTGGTATTCCCATTTCACATATATAAGATTTAGGGGTTTTATAAACCTCTACATCTGTAATTCTATGTGTGTCAAACAAATTACCTTTTTTATCTACGCCAACAGTAGGGAGTTCAAATCTAATTACTTTCAATGGTTTCTTCTTTTCTATTACCTTTTCATTTATTGTTAAAACAATATGATTAGGTACTAGAATATTAGAACATTCAGCAACTATTGAGTTGACTTCATCTTTAGTTAGTACATTTTTAGATATAAAACCCTCAAATACACTACCTTTGTCGGTAGAATCTTCAGATTTATTTCTAGTGCCATCTTTATTAAAGATTATTGTACCCGTAGTTGATGTAATCTTTGCAGTTTCAAACATTGATAAAACAAGTTTTTCACCTAGATTAAATCTACCACGTTGTTCAACGTTACCTTTTTTATAGGATGGCGCAAATAATGTATAACTATCCGTTAATGACTTAAACCCGTTAGGGCTATCATCTTTAACGACTATAAGATGTTTATTAGCAAACGTTTTAATAGTTACATTACATCTAGTTACATTTTCATCAAACGCATTAGATATTAGTTCATATAAGATAAAGTGTTTAGCTCTTCCAGATTCTATCTGTTTAAGACCTTCTTTATCTACAACGAACCACTCGTTACTTTTTGACATATTTCCTCCTTTTTTGTAATAGACCCAATCTTATCGATTGGGTTTCGGGTATCCAACCCTCATCAGTATTACTTTTTCTGTCTTAAATGTGATTGAAAGGCATAATAACAACTGTGTACGATACTCTCTGACTTTCTTGTCTGTTAGAAAAATCAGCGCAAAGACTATTTGCAAGGTCAACACTATAATAGAGTTTCTCACCAACTATATTATAGGTTGATGTTTGCTCGTTGTTTTTATATCTTCTTACGATTGCATAAGTTTGTTTTTGCATTTTTTCCTCCTATTGTAAAAGACGCCAACACTCGCCCACTATCTATGGGCTAGCTGGCGTTTCGGATAATCAATCCTCATCAGTTTTACTTTGTTTTTTTACCTCAAGAATATAATTAATAATATTGGTAGCATTAATATTACCAATAACCCGTTCATTAATGCTTTTTCCCCGTCAGTCACATTTGACGCACATACAATATATGTATATATCAAACAAGCTAAACAAAAGAGAAAAACAAAAAAATATAAGTCAATCATCATATTTCCTCCTTTTGTAATATATACCCAATTTAAAAAACTGGGTATTTCGAGTATTTAACTCTCATCAGTATTACTTTTTATTATTAACCTATACCCATTTCTTTCATTCTTGCTGGGATTACTTTTTCAGAATTACAATCCGAACAACAATCACCATTGGCTAAAGGCTCTGCATTGTTTCTGTCGTATTGGTTTTCAAACTTTTTACCACACAAACAACAATTATCTTCTTTTTCCATTTTTTCCTCCTTTGTTGTAATATACGCCCCTAAGGGCGTTTCGGGTATTAAACCCTCGTCAGTATTACTTTTCTCCGTTTATACCATTTAACTCAATAGTCATTCTGAAATTATATGTACCTAACATAGAATTAGATATTTTGAATTCACCTAGATTATCAATTAATTCTAATAAATTACCTACTGTAAAATCATTAAAATATTCTACTTCTGCAAATTCATTTCCTAATAAAACATTATCATCGTGTATATTTGATTCTAAAATTTTATCTTTAACTCTATAACTACAACCATTAAGTTCGTGTATTTTTTGCATTTTTTCCTCCTTTTGTTATATACACCCAAACGAGTCGGGTGTTTCGGGTACTTAACCCTCGTCAGTATAACTTTTGAACGGTATTAACATTTCGCCTGTTTCAACGTCTATTACACCGTGTTCAGTTTTTTCATACATAATGTTTCCTCCATTTTGTAATATACCCTACCTCATAAATAGGGTTTCGGATATTAAATCCTCGTCAGTATTACTATGCAACATTATTCATGGCATTTTCTTCGTCATAATGCGCATGGAATATTTTATTTTGGTCTTGTACAACTTCTAATCTTTGATTTTTTGGGTTGTAATATGCAATTTTAACAACTACATCATCAACTAAAAATTCAAATTTATAAAGTTCAGCATCCCACACTTTATTGCTGTCGTAAAAGGTTTTTTTAATTACCGTTTTTTTAATTTCCGTTTTAACAAAGTCAAAAGAATTTACTCTACTTGTACCTATTTTTACATCGGTAGTAGTGTATTCTCTTGTTCCGTAAGATTTAGAACTGTTGTAATTAGGCGCATCTACAACGCACCATATTGGATATTGTCTCATTTTTTCCTCCTTTTGTTGTAATAGATACCGTTACGTTAATAACGGTATTTCGGTTATTAAAACCTCGTCAGTATTACTTGGTATACAACTTATTTTCTATTTCGAACGTTTCCAATCTACTAATAATAAGTTTTTCAAAGTCACCTTCTGCAAAATTAATCACAGTCATATAACAGAAAACATCTAAATCGTCAATTAACTCAACGCCTGCTTTCGTCAACATAATAAAAAATTCATTCATTAAAG